AGCTACCTTCATGGCGTTGAAAGCGGTCACTATTTTGTTGACGCTTGAAAGTTTCAAGAACTCTTTCCAAAAATCTTTAAGCTGTTGTAGCAGCGGCAGACGAGATGTGGCAAAGCCTGGGTCGACCACAGGCCGTCCCATGAACATATAAGAACGCGGCGCAGTCCTCGTTGTCGTCGCCGCATCCCACAAGGACAGACCGGCAGCATAGGCGGTGGCGTTTGCTTTTAAATTAAATAGCATCTGCTTAAAACTTCTGAACAGTGCCACACCCGCATCTCTGAACGGGTGGCCGAGCCCAGCAGCAGGCGTAAATATACTTCTGAATAAATCACTAAAACCTGTCGGAGAGAGCCATCTTGCTAAGAATGCGGACAAAAGAGGCACGCGCAACCCAAATGCGCCGAACAGAGTGTCGAACGCGGCAACTCCCAGCATTGCAGAAAATGACAGTGCTTCTTTAATGACACGTCGACCACCATCAGCACCCATTATTGCCGTAAGCATAAGTGGTGTGGCAATTAAGAGCGACTCAGAAAAACTTATGGAGTCTGATAGAGATGCGGCCAATGCGAGACCCGCCGCGATTGCCACTTTTGGGTGCGAGAAGGCCTTAGACATAAAGGTGGCTGCGGATGTTCCTGCACGCGTGTTTGTGACTGTCGCAAAGATGTCCGCGAGAAAACCTGCGGTTGCGGGGTTTCCATGCTTCGCTGCCTTGCCGAACAGAAAACCAGATATGGTTTTTCTTGCCGTTTTGTTGAATATTGCTAAAGCAGCCGAAATCAAAACAATAGATTGTAACAGCTTATTATTAAATAAAGGGATTTGCTGAAAAATTGCGGAAACAAAACCACCAAAAGGGACAAGCTGTTCAAACAACCGACCCACGACCACAGGGAGCACTGTTAATAGTGTCTCCAGTATTACGGCTAATCCTTCTTTTGCTCTTTCCACGAATTTCGAAACAGCATCACCTACGAATGCAGATATTACAGGAAGTGTTGCCGAAGATATTGCTTTAATAGGCAAGGCTAAAGTTGCCGCCACGAAAGCAAAACCTAGTAATTTTGATAGAGGTGTACCGAGTTCAATTAAAAAACCCGCTAAAAAAGCCGCACCGGCAGCGGTACCCGCTTCTCTTGTGATATCAACAAATTTCAAATTGCGAATTTTTGAAAGTAATGGTTTTGCGTCAATATCAAATGATAGCTTGAGAGTCTCAGAGGCTTTTTCTGATATTGCACTAAATACTGCCAAAGCATTATTTCTAAATTCTCTCAATCTCAAGCGTGCCTTGGAAGTCGCCGAGCCAAAAGTATTCTCTGTCTGTTTTGATGCTTCAATATCATCGGTGCTTCTTGTCAAACCCCTGACACCTGACAAAGAGTCTTTAAACCCCTTTAATATTCTTTTGAACATTTCCGAAAAGAGTGTCACGACTTTCTTTTCGAGTATAAGCATATAATCGTAAATAACTGACAGGCCTTTTGTTTGGTCGATTATGCCGTTTATTGTCTTTTTCCAATAACCTTTGAAAACCTCGCTATCTATGTCTTTGAAAATTTGACCCACTGAATTCGCAAAGGTTTGAAATTTATCTGAAACCTCTGGCAAACGACTTTTCACAACATCTGTCATATCTCTTAAGACACGGTCAATCTTTATCGCCAAGTCAGATGTTTGCAAGAAATCTAAATCAAATTTTATTGATAACGCACTAGAACTATCAGGTAGTTTCTTTGAAAAGAGATTGTTGACGGATTCTCTTTTCAACATATTGAATATTGGTGTATCAGGTAGCATTTTCTCAAACGCATCATTGAGCCTCTCATTCTCATCGATTATGCGCTTGAAGGGATCTGTCGGTGATTCCTTTTTCTTCCAGCCAAATTCCATTAAAAAGCTGTCTGACTTTTCTTCAAAAAAGCTTTTAAGATCGTTGAATAGCGTTTTTATTTTATTGAGGGTATTTTCAAAGTCGGCGACCAAGTTGTCCAAACCGAGAGCCTCCCCGAGAGCCTCCACGAGAGCCGTGCCGAGAGTCGCAAGAAACCCGTAGACGAATGAAAATATATGACCAAGACTTTCTATAATTGCGTCTGCTAGGTTATTCTTAGAAAGCTTAACAAGACCTGTTGTGAGATTGAAATCTTTTAAGTTTATTTTCTTAAGCGACGCCTTCAAAGAATCAACCATATTGGTAAACAAGCTTATCAAGCTTGTTGCAAAGGCTCTGCCCGACTTTTCGGAAAACGTATCATCAACAGCATCTTTCAATGTTCTCAGGACAACAAATAATCCTAAAAAGGCTATTTTCAAGAATGGTTCTATCTTTGGTGCAAATACGTCCTGATAAACACGTTTAGCGGCTTGCAGCAATTCGTCCAAGTTCTTTACCAATACGTCAAAACGTCGTTGTCTCACTCTTATCAACGCGTTGTCTATTAAGTTGAGACTTATAAGAAAGTCTCTAATAGGATAGGTGTGGCTCTGAAAGTCTCTACCCATAACTCTGAGTAAGAAAGGTTGGTCATTCTGTCTCATCTTGGACCTTTCTAGGTTAAGGTCTCTCAAGTTATCGGTGAACTCTGTCAAACCTTTGGAAGAAAACAAACGAACCCAAGACCTGTTTAGGCTGTTATCGTTCACGAGCCATAGATGAGCGGCCTCGTTTATGGCTTCCATTCGCCTTGCGTAAGGTATCATCCACTCATAAGCTTGAGCGCTTTTTACCAGCTTAAGGGAACCCCCCATTAGTAGGAGCTTGTCAAAAACGGACATTATGGGGCCTATTACCACAGGTGCGGACTTTTTAAGGTTTTCACCCAAAACTATGAAACTTCTGCCAATTTGCGATGTAAGTGCTTTGAGTTTGTCTTTGGTGGATTGCTGCTCACCAATTTCAAGTGAGGGTTCTATTTTAACCGGCTTTTGAAAAGCGTAGGCCGCAGTGAATCCAAAGAAACCTTGTATCTCTTCTAAAACTATGAGCCACTCCTTCAAAAGTATCACGTGCTTTGTTGACAGAATATGTCAGAGTTGAGCTCAGCCACTCAGGTTTAAAAGATAACAAAATAGGTTTTGACACCCGCTCTGCTTTTGTCAGGCTGTATAAATAATTACTTATAACCAGTTTGGCTCTTGCCAGAGGTGCTCCCAGATTTTTTGCGAAAATATCTACAGAATCTCTTATCTTTAACAAACCTTTTGCGAAGGCCTGCGAAAACCCAATTTGGTGGTCGAACTCACCGAAAAACAGCTTAAACGCCATCATCATCTGACCAAGGCTTTGCTCAACAGTGACAGTGGTTTTTGCAAAGTCTATTTCAGCATCTTCGCGCATAGCCCTTATGGCACGCATCACAACCTTCGGTGACAGACCGCCTTCACTGGCGAATTTCTTCAAAGAACCGGTGGTCATGTTTAGCTGTTTGGCAATACCGTGTGCCAAGTAAGGCATCTGCTCAAGTATAGACCTCAACTCTTCTCCAGCAAGTGACCCTGAACTCAAACCTTGAGAAAACTGCTGCAACGCGGCGTTTATGGAATCCAGACTGGAACCTGATAAAGCCGCCGACTGCTGCACTGTTTTTGTCAGAGCAAAAATATCTATCGTGGAATCACCTGCTTTTTCGGCCGCTCTTCTGAAGTCTGAATACACGCTTATGGCGCCTATAAGAGAAGAACTTGTTTCTTTGGAAACCTTGTATAATTTATTCTGTACGTCCACAAGCTCTTGTGTGTCCTTCACAACCAATCTAAGTTTGTTTTGAAGGTGTATTAAGTCGTCCGACATCTTGTTGAATGACCTTACCGCTTGGAAAGCTGCGAACGCCGCCCCGACTTTCATGGCCATGCCACCCAAAGAAGCCATAACATTGTCGGCTTGTTTGGCGGATCTGGCTGTGTCCCCAAGTGACGCTTTCCCTGCGTCACCCATTTTCTTAAAGCTTTCCGTAGCTTCGTTTATGTTCTTGAATCTTTTTGAAGCGATTCCGTCTAATGCTGTGCTAGAGCTGTTTGAATTATTTACCAAGCTTGCTAAGCTTTTATTCAAGTTATCAAGATCTTTCTTAGCAGAATCCGCCTTTGTTTGTATATCAATTTCTATTGCCATGATAACCCCTTTGCGAATAAAGACCCGTCAGGAATTCTGACGGGTTAGCTTAACAATTGTACCTGATGGCTTTACGCCTTCCACAGATAAAAGTGTACTTTCTATGAAATGTGAAGGAGCTTGTGTGGAAGACCCGTGATTTAGACGGTCAACATATTCCACACCATTTCTTATAGAATCTCCTTCACTGTACCAACCGTCTCTTGCATTACCGGTGTCTACCGGTGTGGCAGCTTTCAAAGCATCCACTAGCACTCCAATTTTATCTTTTATCTTTTTATTTATTTCTGCCTTTACGGCCTTATTAAAGTCTGAAATAGAATTTATACTACTCATAACCAATAGCCTCTCCACCGGTGGCTCTTGCGATTTGTTGGAAGAACCCTGAAGATTTGAAAGCGGCAACATTGAAGCCTGTATCTTCTTTGACATGATTATAGATAGGATTTAACGAAGGAAATATCTCCCAAGGTTTCTCTTTGACACCTTGTGTTTGCAAGTACTTCATTGTTCTATCATCCTCACGCCACCCGACAGGGCGACGTTCCAAATAAGCAAACCATCCCAAGAGCTCCTCATAAGTCATCTTTTCAGACAACTCATAAATAGGAATTCTGAGATGAAAGGCTATCTCATATATCGCCAGATTATCGTCAGAGAGTACTACTTTCCCTGTTCGTTACCGATTCCTGAGAATTTCATGATTTCGTTAGAAAGCTTTGAAAGCTCATCCATAGGGAATGTTAAGAAATCTTCATCGGCCAATTCGTCAGCACCTTCGACGGCTGAACGAATGACTGTTTGTAACAAAGCTAAACCTGCAGCTTCGTCGTTCTCCACGTCTTTCGCATGCTCTTGAATGGACATTACTTCAGCCACACTAAGTTTGGAGATTTTAACATCTTCTCCCATGAACTTAACAGCCTTGGTCATTTTCTTTCCAACTAATCCTCTAATACCTGACATATCGTTTTCCTTTGTTTTTGGAATTTGCATTTTGTTTATTCCGTTGTTGATGATTCTTAATTACCTTTGAAATCTTCAGCATTTTCCAGCTGAAAATCGTCAAGGTTTTTTCTCATTTGGTGCAATATTGAAAGAGTGAAAAAGACTTCTCTGGCCTTCTCTGTGTCAGGTTCGAAGTCTTTTATTCTCTCGAATGTTTTACGAATACTGATATCAATACTCTTCCGCATATGCTTTGCTGTGGTGCGCAGCACGTACGCTGCGCTGAATGGTTTCTGTGATTCTTCTGTCATATCTGTCCTTGTTAGACTATAAGCTATATGCACCATAAAACGGTGATTGTAATGAAATAGAAATCTTAGCTGTGGTCGCATCGGTCAAAGAAGGAGTCACCAATAAAGATTCCATTTTCCCTATGAAGTAATAAACCGCGTTGCCGACCGCCCCTATACCATCTGTGGTGGAATCGTATTTGGATAATATTCCAGTCTCTGTCACGACCGTGTCACTGTTCATCAACGCAAAACGCCAAATACGTGAAACACCGTCGCCCACCATCATCGGTAAGGAATGCTCAGGCAAAGCGTCGGAGAATGTTGTGAAGGTGATGAGCGAGCTTGCTGGTGCTGTAAAAGTGGTATTAACTGTAATTGTGTTGCCACTGATGCCCGTTATAAAGTTCGTTGCGGAACCTGTCGCATCGCTCTTTCTGACAAACATGCCAACACGTAACCCTGTCACATCTGAAAAGGTCGCAGTGGTCCCCGATACCGCCGCCGCTGCAGCTTTTGTGATAGGTGATGTGGCTTCCCAGTCGCTTCCCACATAGTTGATCGTGACTTCCAACGTTGGAGCGTCGGCTTGACCGCCGATAGATTGACTGATCTTTTGGCCGTAAACAGGAACATTCACAATATTGGCTGGAGTACCGACCGCCGGGAATTCACGAACGTTTTTCAACTTAGCGTATGTTCTTACGGAAATGGCTGTCTTAAATAAAGCGTGAAAACCGTCGGCCGTGTACGTGTCGGGCATGTCAGCGGTGGCTTCCGCCTTACCCCACATGACAGGCCCTGTGTTCACAGAAAGGTCTGTGAATAAGGCCGCACCGATTGATGTTAATGGATTTGCCATATGAGACTCCTAGTAAGAGTAAGCACCGTAAAACGGTGATTGTAATGAAATAGAAATCTTAGCTGTGGTCGCATCCGTCAAAGAAGGAGTCACCAATAAAGATTCCATTTTACCGTTGAAATAGTAAACCGCGTTGGCGACACGACCTATTTTAGTAGTCTCATTAGTACTAGTAGAGGCAGAAATAAGTATTTCTGAACCTGGATCGCTGTTCATCAACGCAAAACGGAAAGGTCGTGAAATACCGTCGCCGACCAATAACGCCAATTCTCCCCCTGAAACCCAATCACTTCCCACGTAGTTGATTGTGACTTCCAACGTTGGAGCGTCGGCCTGACCGCCGATAGATTGACTGATCTTTTGACCGTAAACAGGAACGTTGACGATGTTGGCTGGAGTGCCCACAGCAGGGAACTCACGAACGTTTTTAATCTTGGCTATATCAGAAGTTGTTCCAAAACGAGTATTGAATTCCGCTTGTGTGCTGGCTGTAACTGGAGCAGCGCCGGTATACACAGAAAGATCCGTGAACAACGCTGCGCCAATTGATGTTAATGTTGACATATTATAAAACTCCGAAAAAATTAAAAGGTATTGAGTAGCTGGCTCTGAACAAAGAAGGGTTGTGTTTATCAAAACCCACAATGGACAAGGTGCTACCGAGAAATTGTGTGCTGCCACTGTCGGATGTCGTGAAGACTCTGTTGACTAAGTGGCGGTCTAGCGTGTCCGCTATAAGGAAGTTTCTCTTGGAACTCTCCCCTGCGGCCGCAAATATATCTATAATCACCAGGCCGGAGACGGAGATTCGATTTACACCGACACCGCTCGGGATGATTGATACTCTTATAAATTCTTTCAAATTACCTGTTATCAAAAAATTTGTAGGGTAAGTGGGAATCTTCTCAGCTTTCCAAGCATTACTCGCAAAGACAGAAAAGACGTCATCTTCCAAGTTAATGTATTTTCCCATCACCCCTCCTTGAATAATTCAATTATATTTATAAACCTGTCCGATTTCACGTGACGGCCTATTTTCCAAACTTCATCCAGTAGGGTTACGGTCTCAAAAAGCAAAAGATCGCCAACGTCCGTCATTTTAAACATTATTTGCATCTGTTTAACGTTCCGATCCTCGGCTGTCTTTGCGCTATGTATGATGACAACCTTCGCGGTGACCTCTTCAGATGCTGTACTTTTCACAACTGATCTTGAAAAATCAAATGAAGTGATTGTCTTTTTATTGAAGGTCGCAACGAGGGCTAAGTCTTTTAAAGACCGAAATGCTTTGGACAGATTAGTGTCAACTGTTTTATGAAGCCCCATCAGTTAGCCCTCCACCACGAAGTTGACAAATTACTGTTTGATAGTAAAGGGGCTATTTGACGTTTCACCAAAGATGGTATTTTAGATGCCGGTCTGATTGTATGCAGGCTGACAGAACCTACCGTTAAGTCTTTTATAAGTCCTGTGTTGTCAAGCAAGTCATCATTGTTCAATAAATGAATGGCTTGCTCAAACGTTGCGACTAAGATTCGGTTTGGGGTCGTCACGCCCGAAATCGTCACTCCAAGCCTTGGATCAAAATACTCAACATCTCGTGGAAAAGCCAAGTTTTGTGAGCTGTCTGAGGCAACTCCTGACCAGTCTAACGTATCCAACATCATTGTGGCCATAATCAACGCCTTTGATTTACCGGTGTCGTCGGCCGCTTCCCAAGCGGTGGCATTGAGACGGTTTTCGAAATACAGTTCCGCTTCAGCCAGTGTTGCATAAGAGTTTACACCTTTCAAGAGTGCCATCAAAACCGCCTATGCGTGGAATACTGGTAAAATACCCAAAGACAATGCTGATTGAACCTTGCGGTTCCAGCTGCCTGTGGTGTTGGCCAAGCCTGTCGCAACAGAAGCTAACGCAGTAGAAGTACCACTGACCAATGCCGCACTGTAATCGCTGTCAGAAGGGAACGCATTTTGGTTGCCGTTCCAATCATAACCGACAGGTGCCAATACATAGCCCCAACGGTACCAGATTGAAGTAGAACCACCACCGGCGTAAGTATTGGCATTACGATAGATTTCAACTTGGTCAGGTACCATCAAGTGTTGCATAGCTAATGCACCTGGTAACACAATAAAACTTGTCTTGGTACTTGCAGCGTTTAACTGAACACCACCAGCACCGTTGATTTTCGCCAATTCCGCAGTACTAAATCCTTGTGAAGCACGTGTTTGTAAAATACGGAATTTACCATTGAAGATTGTGCTGAATGTGATGTTACCATCGGTCACACCCATTTCGTCAACCAAGTTAGCTGAACGTAATGAAGCATACACTTCAGGGCTTGTCACTAAAT